ATGAAACGCTTAACCAACAACGAAGAGACCACGACACGTCGCCTCCGCTGGGATTATCGCATCGACGAGACGCTCGACTTCCTGGTCGCAGAAACCCTGGAGGACGGCGAATGGGTTGAATGCGATGTCGAATCCATTGTGGCAGACGAAGACCCCGAGCCCTACGATAAACTCGAGCAGGAGATGATCTCCCGCCTTGGCAAAGCGTGGGAAGGCCTGACAATCACGGACAACGGCTAACGGGACGTCCCAAAGGGAAGGACACATCATGCCAATCACCATCACCGCTAACATGCACACACCACAACGCGGATGGACAGACACCTACAGCACCTACATCGACGACTAGTGCAAAAAAAGAAGGCCCCGCCCGAGCCAGTAACGGCAGGGGCGGGGCTATTCTTTTGTGGTGTCTACTAGGTTGGGTTTTCTGCGTCCTCCGGGTCAACCCCCAGATCGGATGGACCATGCGACACTGGTTCGGCATGGTCGGCCGGTGGTTCTTCCGGGACATCCAAGTCTTCGACCTCTTCTAGTCCTAGGTCTGCCGGGTTCTCGGTGTCATCCAGGAACAACGTCTCATCCTCCGGCATGATGCGCTCCCAGTCTTCCGAGGGTACTAGCCAGCCACCAATGACCGCCAAAACAGCGGTAATAATCACTGTGACCGCTGTCTCCACTGGCTGGAGTGATGGTGCGAAATGCACAATAATTTGCGCGATGGCGGCACCGAGTGAGCCACCGACAGCAGACGCGCCGGTGACTGGTCCTACAGTACGTTTTTGCATTACTTGTCCTCCTTGTCGGCCGAGACGGTCAGTGTCACGTCTGCTTCTAGGTCTTTGATAGCTTTCGCTACACCTTCTTGTGCGGCCTTCCGTACTTCTTCCAGATTGACCTTCTTACCTTGTGATAGGTGCTCTAGTGCTTTCAGAATTCCGGCAAGCTCACCCTGAGTTGCTACACTTGCTTTATTGGTCTCTCGCACGTATCCGTAGATGTCGCGTTTGGCATATTTGTTTTTGTACTGCCACACCTTTTTACCCAGGTTTTTATCCAAGTTTTTGAGTAGCTTGTAGGTTTCGCGGTTGTACGCGCACATGTCCCAGTCGTCATTTTTCGGTTTGTACGACCAGCGGGCGAGCCGTGTTTCTTCGCGAACAATCTTTCGTAGTTGTTTTTCGGTGGCCATGCTGAACCAATCCTTCCCAGTAGTGGTGTTGTTTTTCTTCGAGGTTGCTTTTCCTGGCTTGGTGTAATACCCGCGCTTCACGTACCGACGAAAATCATTCATGGACAGGCGCGGTCTGGTGAATGCAGGGTCCACTTTTCGACCCTTGGGTACGGCTGCTTCTTTGTGCCCGACCACAGCGGACACGGGTAGCCCGAATTCGTCGATCAGGGCACGGCAGAGTTTGACGTAGGAGTCAAGCTGTGCGTCGGACCATCGTTCGCCGGTGCCGGTGTTTTCTGCTTCGATCCCGATACTGTGCCTGTTGGTGTACGCGGTTTTGGAGACCCTGCCGGCGTGATAGGCCAGGCCGGACGCGATCACATAAATGGTCCCGTCGCGCCCGATCCCGTAGTGTGCGAGGGGTCCGGGTAACCCTGGTCGCCCGTTTTTGACAACATTCATGGACGGGTAGTTTCCGCGTGAACCTCCGGCGGTGTGATGACACATCACCGACCGCACAGGGGACATGGTGCCGTTTCCGCGGGTTTTCCATCCGCTGGTTTCTTTGACCGGGTAGCCGGTGGTCCGTGCTACCCTTGCGAGTCCTGTGTAGTAGGGCATAGTGTGTGCTCCTGTTTTTGGGTATAAAAAATCCCCTAACCCGGTCATGGGTGAGGGGGTCGCGTCGTGCTTGTTGTTGTGTTGTTATTCTTCGGGTTTGATGCCGTGCTGGTACATTTTTAGCCGGTATTGGTGTACTTTTTCTTCTGCTTGACGCCTGGACTGGTGCGCCCTGTCTTCGGCCTGTTGAATGTCCCGGCGTAGTTGGGTGTTTTCTTCTTCGAGTTGGTCTATTTTTTGTTCTAGTCGTTTTTCGCGTGAGACCCTGCCTGAGGACCATTTGATGAGGGCTTCCACGATTTTCACTAAGACTGGTGACCCGATGGCTGTTGCTATGAGGGCGATCATTTCTTCTGTCACAATCCGCCCTCCTTTTTAGCGATGTTTTGGTTCGGTCACGTTCGGGTCTTGCTGTCGTGTGGATACTTTCAGGAGTCGGCATACTAGTAGGCAGATGGCGCACCCGATGATGCCTGCTTGTAGGAGCCGGTTGCCGGGGGATGATACGTGGAGTGTGATGACGATCAGGTAGTACATGAAAGCACCAGCAATGAGTGAGACGACGGCCCACCTTTCGAGCCACCATGCCCCGTTGAGGCAGGTCAGTAAACCTATTGCCCCGCCGATGGTGACGAGGATGGCGATAATCATCATCGCGTAGTCACCGATGGCACCTTGGATACTGGAGGGTGGCTGAAAAATGCTGTAAACACCGGGGATGAGGGCGTGCCAGTATCCGATCCATGTCGCAAAATTAATGACACGTGGCTCGGAGATTTTGCCCCATATGCGTTTCGGTAAATCCCAGCCGGTGTGTTGGTTTGGTTGTTCGGTGCTCATTGTTTCTCCCAGCTGTCGTTCGTCCCTGGCACGCTAATATTCGCGGGTGCCATTGATTTCCAGGTGTTCCCGTCGTGGGTGACCACAGCGTCTTGGGGGTATGCTTCGAGCACGGTGGCTGGTTGCACCCACTCATCGCTGTCGGTGTGTTGTGTGCCGGCGTATTCTTGGTATTGGTCGATGAGCCCTGCGACGCGTGTCATGGCGGAGTCGATGATGTCGCGCCGTGTTGTTTCGTTCGTGATTGCTTGCCGTAAATCCGCTAATTGTTTTTGTGTGTATTGTGTGAGATCGACTGCCATCATTCCCCCTGCTGTTGTTGTTCGAGTTCTTCGAGTCGTGCCGTCAAATCCTCGACCTGTGATTCGAGTTTTTCGATCCGGTCGCGTTGCCTGCGCATGAGCGGAAAACACGCCACCGCCAGCGCCTCGTATTGGATTGATTCGACTTGACCATCTTCGGTGTATGTGACAAAAGTCGGGTCAATTTGTGCGACGTCTTCCGCGATCAGGCCGGGGATACGCTCCAGGACAGGGTTAAGGTCGCGTTCGTCCACGTCGTACCAGTTCTCGCCAGACCCCTGGTCGATGCGTTCTTTTTTGGTGCGCGCTTCTTTTTGTCGTTCGATCGCGTGCCCATCAAGGAAGGTTTTCACATCCAGGTCAAGTAGCGCGTCGGGGGTGTCGTGGACTCGTTGATCGATCTTGTATCGTGCCGATGAAGTGGTTTTGTATAAGATCCCGTTTCTGTCCATGTGCACGTTGGCACGATAGTCGGTGGAACGGTTTCGCATGATCGAAAATGCTGGCCCGACCGACACGTTATTATTGAAGACCGCGTAATTTTGGTTGATTGTCACGGAGCGGCGACCAGAATTGTCGATCACACCGAGTTCGCCTTGAAAAATGCGCAGATTGCTGACATCCGTGTTCCCGACTCTGGCGTTCAACCGCGAATTGAGGTTGATTGCCCCACCGTTTTGTGCGTTGATGTTCAGGTCTTCGGGGCCCTTGTTTGCTGGGTTATGAATGTACATTCCGGCAGTGTTGGTGAGCCTGCCCAGACCTTGGTTGGGGTTTTGCGCAAAATACACGCCAGACCGGCGTGAAGCGTACCTATCATTTTGGTCTTTCCAGTCATCCTGTGACGGTTTAATCACAATACCCGGTGCGCCACGGTGCGACGTCACAATACGACCAGACAGAGTGTTGAAACTACCATTCAAAGAGATGGTTTGGTTGCCGTCTTCGTCCCACCCCATGATGCCTTCTGAGGTCCATTTCACGCCCTGTTCTGGTGTGTGTTCAGTCTGAATCAGAGGCCCAGTGATCACGGCGCCGTCCAACGCGCCTGCCCGGATATGTTCGGTGGTGATCGCGTTCGCCTCGATCATGCCAGCACTGATTTTGAGGATACTGGCGACACGTGCCACAAATTCTTCAGTGACTGTTATCTTCGACGCGCTCAGGTTGTCGATCATTGCGTCACTGATCCACGCCGACTGTGCTTGCAACCGTTTAATGACAGCCATTTCAGCCCACAACCGGCTGATGAAAGCGTCTGTGACGTCCAACTTGTTCGCGCTGACACGATGAATCATCGCGTCATGAATCCACGCCTCACGGGCGCTCAGGACGCCAGCCATGGCCGTTTCAAGTGGTTCCGCTACTGCAATAGCACTGTCTGGGTCCTCGCTCAGGCTTTGACCTAAAGCATACGGTAGCGTGTCCCAGAGTTCGCGCATCCTCCGCTCATGCTCTGCCCGGCGCTCATCCAACTGCTGGAAACTCGCTTCCGCATCAGACCTAGCACCGGCGATCTGTTCAGCCACCTCATCCAGGTGCGCCTCGATCGTGTCCTCATCCACCAAGGCCGGGACCTCAACCACCACCACCGGCGACGGGTCAGACACCACACCCGACCTCGACACAAACTGTACGGCAACGTTCCACACGCCACCCCACAAGGTCACCGTGGCCTGCGTGTCCTCCCAGATTGTGCCAACAACAGTCGACGGCCCCACCACAAACCCCGGATCAGTCGAGGCATGAACAAGAACCTTGCCCACGTCCTCGGGTACACCATCAGCTAGCACCACCTGGAAACCACCAGGCACCGCGAACACCTCAGGCATGGCAGGTGTCACCGGCCGACTCGTGGACGTGTGCCGGAACAGATCACCACCACCAGCGATCACCCCAAGCTCCCGGCCGTCCTCATCGACAACCCGAAACCCCGACCCATCACCCGACACCAGCGTCGTTAGTCTCGCATCCTGGGCACGCTCCAACCGGGATAGACGGGCGACAATGCGTTTAGATTCTAGGAACAGTCGCTCAAACTCGCGTTGCTCACGACGCGAAAACCCACTATTTGACAATTGGTTCAACCCCTAACTCCATCGTGTCCCCTGTGCCCGTTGCCGACCAGGACCGGGTAATCTCCACCACCCGCACCCACACGTTCAGCCCTGTACCGTCCGGCATGTCACCGACCACCCGTATTTCATCACCAATATTCAGCAGACGGTTAGGTGCCAACGGTGAATCCACCACCGTGAGCCGGTCCAACTGATACTGGAACCCAGCCTTCAACCGTTTCAGCTCCTTATCGGCCCGGGACCGCACAAGTTGTCGAGTACCCAAATCCGATTCAGACACGGTCACATGTTTGTCCAACAACCGGGGGTGCTTCCACGCCCGGTCCTCCATGAGCGTGGACTTACCCTCACCAGACCCCGTGACAGTGACTCGCGTGAAGAACTCGCCCCGCTGCACCTCTGGTATGTCATGCACGTTCGCGCCCAGCTCGTACCGTAGATCGTGGCGACGGGTACCGAACCGGCGCGCCACACTCATAACCGGGTGCGGCATGTCGTCAACCCACGAACCGGTTTCGACGTACTCGAAACCACCAATGTCTTGGAGTTTTTGTAGCGTGTCCGACAGGTCCCGGTCTTCCCAAGGGCTAATCGTGTAATGGTCGGGGCCTTGTTCTTCCTCGTGGGTTTCTAACCATTTTTCGAGTTCTTCTACCCTGGCCACCCGGGATCCGAACCAGTTTTTCGAGTTCTCCAACGTGTTTTTTGCTGACAGGTAGTCTTTGGCTGCTTGACGTGATGCCCCATTCGACCGGTAATACCATTCCCCGGTACCGGGTGTTTTGGTGGACCATTTCCAGTGCCACACCCGTAAAACGTCGCCGTCTTGATTCTGGTGAATGACGATCTTATAGCTGGCACCGTCTTTAGGTTCCGGCGGGTCGGTGGAGGTCACGATCTCCCCCACACCAGAACGTCCACCACGCTTAGCAAGCACACGTGCCCGCCGTTGTGTTTCTTTCTCCCAATACGCGGTGCGATCGTCTTTCCGACGCGTCAAAAAATCACGGATAGTTTTTAGCTCGTCCAGTTTGTCACGGTAAGCCGACGTGGGCGCCCGACCCACAACCTGCCCAGACGACGACAACCCGTCAATGTCTAGCGCGTAAATGCCGGTGTCAATGATGATGCGTGACCACACGTGCTTCCACAGGTGGAGCGCATCAGTCCCTGACCGGCGCATCTCTTCACGAGTCCACGGCATGTCATGGGCCAACCGGGACGGCCCGGACGCTTCCGCCCGGTAATCGGTTTCTAACGACCCGGAATCCATGACTGCCGGTAGGAGTTTTCCGTCGTCGTCCTCCACGAAGAACACGGTGCCCTGCTCCAACAGCACCGGGTGCCCGTCACGGTCCTTCCTCGCGTGATAGTCTGCCCGTAAACTCAGGTCTAACACCGTGTGGCCATCCAGAACCTCGGTGACGGTCACCTCATCGGCGTGTGCCTGTAGCTCCCAATCCAAAACACGACCGGTGCGCGCCTCAACAGCGATCACTCGCATCAGCGCACCTCGTGGAACGTGATGCTGACCTTGATAATAGATTTCTCATCAATGGTCACCGTTGACCCGCGAAGCGCATTCGACACCCGCAACACCAGTGTTTGGCTTGTGCCCCGCAGTTGTTGACTCACGCTCACACGGCCACCGGTGAACTGGGTAGAACGCGCCCCGCCATCTGATAAATCCATATTCCACTCGGAGGACGGTAAAGCCCGAGACATGGTGTAAGCACTGATTTTGCCATACCCATTCCTGCCTGCCAGGTGGAACCCGGCGATAATCACATCAAACGTCGCCCATCGCGCCCACTCTGGCACATCAAACCGTAACGGGGCTGACATGTCCTCGTAGTAGGAGCCTGTTTGTGTGGTCTTGAACCGTTTCGAAGGTTTATGAATGATAGGCGGTGGCGTGTAGGTGCGGGGCATAATCATGTTCGCCAGAAAGTTTGTTTCATCCACCGCCGACTGGCTGGCACGAATCACCGCCGTACCAATCAGCACAAACGGGTAATCAATCTTCTTGTATGCGCTGATTGCTTTCTCAGTTTTAGCCACCGACCCTGGGATGCCCTCAATCACGTCAACCGACCAGTAGTTATAATCCTGTAATGCTTCCGCGGTTTCCGGGACTGTCGACCCCTCAATGACCGGGTCGTGGACACGCAAAATAATTGCGTCAGTCCGCCCGCTAGCTGGTGTCGATGATGCCGGGCGGAGTTTCACATCCAGGGCACGTTTTACCCGGAAAGCATAGGATTCATCGACGCGCCCAGGGTACCGTGACCTGGCCACCACAGAGCACGGGTGAACCCTCACATGGTCGCTCTTACCTGGTGTGACGGTCAGGTCGCCACCACCAGAGGCGACGAGACCGGATTCACCGTTCGTGCCAATGAAAACCATGGCTCTAGCGTCTGCCGGGTCGTGTCCCACCCCGCCTGTTGAGATTGCCCACACAGAATTTTCTGGTGCAGCCTGGTAATCTTCACTCATTCCAGCCCCTCCACTGTTCAGTTGTTCCTACATGCTTTATGTCGTGGCCGTTCAGGTCAGTGACCTGTACGTTTCTCGAAAACTCACAGTCACCTTTGATGTCCCTGTGGTATCTGTGGCGTCAAACCACAGTGTTGTTTGCCCCCGCGGGATCACGAGCTTCGATAACCGGGTGTCGCGGGTCAGATCACCGGGAACATGCCGGGTCCGCCCACTACCCGCCCGGTGCACCGCTGACACCGCCAAACCGTCAAGGGTGACCCGCTCATCCCACAAGAGTCGGCCACGGTAACCGGCCACAAAATCGTCACCCCACACTCTCGGGTTTTCGCACGGCCCAAAAAAGGTAACTTTTGCGGGAGCAGACAGTTCTCCAGTGTTTCTGAGCACTCCGGCCCGCGGGTCGCCGGTGCCCGCAATTGAGGGGTCAAAAATGTTTGGGAACGTCCACCCAGCAGAGGCTCGCATGGTTGGTGCGACTGTGATCGTCGTGTCCTCCCATGCGGTACCAAATGCTCGTGGTTCCAAAAACTGGACCGTGACCCCCAACGTCATAGACACGGGAGTTTCCCACCCAGGTGTTTCTAAACCACTCTTGTATACGGCGCGGCGTTCGCGTGACACCCCAGTGACCGGGTCATGCACAGTCACAGTCACCCACCCGTCAGCGGGGGATAGCACCTCCCGTAACGTTTGGTGCAGTCTGCGAACATGCCCCGGATCATGGCCCCGCACATGTACAGGCAGGAATATTTCACCGGATTCTGCCCTCATGTGGTCCAGGTGGTCTCCACCGAACCATTTTGGGGTCGTGTGTGTTTCGACCGTGGACGCACCCAAACCTTCAACATCAGCCATAAGGTTAAACCCGGTGTGGTCGTCACCGAACCGCAACTTCACAGTCTGCCCGGCCCCGACCAATGTCACTGTGCGACGCGCTGTTTCCACCATCAGGTTCACCCTCGTTTCAGCTCGTGTGGTCAATGTGTGTGTTAGCGGGCCATGATGACCCGGCGCCGGCGACTCAAAGCGGTCAACCGTTCAGCGAGCCGGTCAGTGTCACCAGCTGTCACCGGCGCATTGAATGTGACCCCGCCGTCCATATGCTTAGCAATACTTCGACCCAACAGGTCAGCGTCCCGTTCCGACAACACACCTTGCACGCTCACCTGTTGTCGTGCCGACTGTTGAGCGGTCTTCACCGTTTCACCGCCACGGAACTTCAACAACTCAGGGCCACGTTCACCAACCCATGCCCAGCCGGGAACCGCCGAACTGGTACCATCCGCATAGCCTCGCATGGGTAGAACACCGCCGTCCGCGTACCATCCTCGCCGGTTGTGGTGAGCTAACGCCGACAACGGGTTACCGTACGTGCGTTTGATATAGTTAAAACCCCACTCAGCCTGTCCCGCAGCTGTCGGTTCCACAGGCCCATGAATGGACGTCATCTTCTGGAATAGGCCCTCCGCCGAAGACGTCGGGTTGGCGGCCCTGTGGTTCCACCCGGACTCGCGAGACAAAAGTTGATCCACTGCCCGCCATTGTGCACCGGAACCCCAACCGTACCGGGCCGCCACTGCCCGCACCTGATCCTTTATGGACCCGGACCCGGCGGGGAAATCTGTTCCCCCCGTACTGCCCGGAATGGTGCCAGTCATGTTCCCGCCACGACCAGCAGTAGCCCAATATTTAGCCGGGTTAACATCACCCCACGCCCGTTTGCGGTGCACCTCCCAGTGCAAGTGCGCGCCAGTCACATTACCTGTTGTGCCCTGTGCACCAATCCGTTGACCAGGTAGCACCTTGTCACCAGCGCGCACCCGTACACCACCAATAGGGTTGTGCCCGTAGTAGGTGTGCATCCGGTTCGCGTGCTCAATCAGAATGCCCAAACCGGTACGGCCCGGCCCGATGTTCGGCCCAGTTTTTCGGACCACACCCGCCGCATACGAGAATGTGGGCGTACCCTGCCCGGCGGCAATATCCATACCGGCATGGTGGCCACCCCACCGTGGACCGTAACCGGACGTGACACGACCTGTGGTGGGTTTCGCTGTGCGCCCGTTCGTGACGACCATGCCCGGCCCGGCCACCGCGTCAAACAGGCTGGCCAGGTAATCTCCGAACCCGTCAATGACCTGTTGGATCACATGCTCACCGATAGGACGCCACGGGCTCACTGGCAACCGGCCCTTGTATTCTTGACCAATTTTTTTGGCGTCCGCGGAAAACTCGGTCTCAAAAATACCGCCGTCTGCGAAAGCCTGCACACCATCACCAAGGACACGACGAACACCTGTGACACCGCCACCACGTGCTGCCGTGTTCACCCGGTCAACCCAGCCACGCCCCATAGCACGTGCCACTTCTGGCCGCATGATCGACTCACCACCAGACAGCTCGAGCCGGCCACCAGTAGGAGAGGTGAAACTGTGCACGTCCCGGCCTGGGGTGTACCCGGGGAGAACACCACCTGTCGCTAACCGGACAGGTTTTTTCATGCTCACGCCCATGTCACCGTATGCCTGGCTAATGGCGTTAGAGAATGAGCGTAGCACGCCTATCAGGTCGTTGATTTTCCCCGTGAATGGTTGTCGTGCAGACCCCATTTGGTTGACCACACCATCACGTAACTGTGCGGTGGTGGCCACACCACGGTCACGCATCCTGGTGAATTCTTCCCCGGCCCGTTCGCGCATGCCGGCAACCTGTGTTGCTGTGGTGGTGCGCATGATCGCCATATTCTGCCCAGTAACACGGGTCATACCCGCTAACCGGTTCCCAGCAGTGTCCCGCATCGTGGTCAACGATCGAACCGTGTTGTCCAGCATGACCCTGTTCGCGGTGCTGGTCACCCGTGATTGTTCGCCCTTCTGCGAGCGCGTGTCCGCGGTCATCGACCTGTTGCCGGCGACCGTGCTGTTCACGAGAGAAGCCACAGTTTTTGCCGTGTCCGAGGACATCACATTATGCGCTGTGATGGTTGCGGACTGTTGTGCGAGTACCGCATTTTTCGTGTCCGCGGTCATGGCCCGGTTCCCTGCCAGGGTCGCTGATTGTTGTGCGAGCATGGTTGCCCGCGTGTCAGCGGTCATGGCCCGGTTCCCTGCCAGGGTCGCTGATTGTTGTGCGAGCATGGTTGCCCGCGTGTCAGCGGTCATAGTTTTACCAGCCGTAGACACCGTGCCGGTCATGGCCTGGTGTGCGGTGGCAGTATCATCGGCCATGGTGGTGAACGCTGATTCGGTGGACCCGGTGAGCTGGTCCATTGCCTCCACCCAGGCCCCGGTTAGTTCACTGGTGTCAGGTGCTTGCACACCATCCACGGTCGCCGGGGTAACCCTGGCGGTCACGCTACCCGATGCCATACCCTCCGGGGTGAAGCCTGGCATACGGCGCATGGCCTCGAGCAGGATCGCTACTGATCGTTTGGACCCGTCAAGTGGGATCCATGCTTCGTCTACGTCGGACCGGTCGCCGGCGAACCGAATATCACCTGGTTTCACCATTTGGGCAACGTTCATGACGTTATTTCCGGTGATAGCGCCGGTGGCCATGCCGTGCACGTCAATACCGCCGGCGTGACGGCCCCCGAGGCCGAGGGCTTCCGCGAGAGGACCACCACGCCGGGTTTTCTTCACACCTGGGGCGAAAGGAATCTCGCCATCAATCACCGGCCGATATTTAATATCGACCGTCCGATCCTTAGTCAGGTAGTCGAGGGTATTTTCAACACTGGCCGAACCTGTCTCGGTAATCCGGATTTTTCCATCCGGCAGAGTATCAACCTTGTACCCAAGAGCCTTGAGACGTTGAATAATGCCCGGCGACTTCGGTTCATCAATCGTGATCGTCTTATCCGGGGTCGCATCAATACGCTTCGCCAGCGAATACAGTTTCGCATCCTGAACGTCAATACTCCCACCATCAGTGAGGTGATACTGAACATCGGACGGCACAGCGAACAGTTTGTCCGTGAGTTTCTCCACTTCTTCACGTGAGAAACCGGCCTGAATCATCTGCTCTTCAAGCTTGTCACGTTGCTTCGCATAAGCGTCCGCAGCCGCTTCCGCCGCTTCCTTCGCGTTCTGGTCCCCACCAGCTTTGTCGTAGGCGGCGATCGCTGATTCTCTGGCCAGCTCTTCGTGACGTACTAACAGTTCGTTGAGCCGGTCGCCTTCATCGTTGTATGCGAGTTGACCTTCCTTGAGGTTGACCAGAGCTTCACCCTGCTCGTTCGTGGCATCAACATACGCTTTCAACTGTTCCGTGATATTGCGGGTGGATGTCTCAGTTTGACGTCGGATCTCATCCGCGGACAGCTCCACCCCGGACAGCTCATCAATTGCTTCTTTCAGAGCACGCGCACGATCAGTCCCCGTTTTGGTTTCATCATTGACGATCGCCATCTGCTCCGAATAACGATCCAGTGCACGCTCGGTTTCGTCTAACGATTCGGCCGCCGCCTGTTGTGCGTCTAGTTCGTCACGTTTAGCTTCGGTGGCTTCGCGGGTCTCTTCCTTATATTTTTCGAGTGGCCCAAGGACTGCTTCAACACCGCCGGCTTGTTCGAACCGGCGTTCGATTTCTTTCTCGGTAAGCCCTTGTTCTTCCCACCGGGCTTTCATGAGGTCTTCGACCCGGCTTTTCAGTTCCGCTTCAGCGCCGGCCTGCCCCTCAATGTAGGGTATGACGTCTTGGACGGTGAGCCCGTACGCTTCTAACGCGTCCATGGCACGTTCGTTTGCTGACACGTTCTCGTAAATAAGCGCCGTGGACTGTTCAGTCAACGCGCCAGTAGTTTCATCCAGGGAGGCTTTGAACTCTTCCTGACGCTGTTTAGCTTCCTGATTCTTCTGCGACCACAAGGTGAGGGCAATACCTGCCGCACCGAGGGCAACACCCCACGGGCCACCCAATAGGGACATGACGCCACCGAATACGCCACGCAACCCAGATTTAGCGTCCCGCCCCACCTGGCCGGCCATCTCAGACAAACCTGACCGGAAACGCCCAGTGTCAGAATAGGCCTGGTCGAAAGCGCCACGCCAGCCACGGAAAACGTCAAAAATACCGCGCACACCATCGACTGCGACCACAGAACCATCACGGACCGCCCGCCCGGTGCGACCCATCAGCACACCAAACGCCTCAACCTTGCCACGCAAAGCCACCAGGGCGCCCAACCAGATCACACTATTCTGCACCGGCTCAGGTAAAGCAGTGAACGCGTCAATCAACGGTTTCACAGCTGACACGCCCACACCCAGAACGTCGGCGGCGATACCGATAGCTGTCGTGAAATTATCAGACAGTATGCCGGCCAGGTTCAGCAGGGTGTCGCCCAGTGGTGCGACCGCTTCGAACAGTTGGCCGAGCGCGTCCCGAGCCTCCGGTGACGCAGTGGCGGCCGCGATCAACGCCCCAGGGATGGGGCCAAGCGCTGACGCTAACCCGCCAATGATGGGAATGTTTTTTGACGCCATCAGGGTGATGGCGGTGCCCACACCGGCGATTGCTGGCGCATGCCTCCCCAGTGTTTCCAGGCCGTTGTTCAGGTCGTCAACAGTGATACTGTCGATTGCGTCCCTGGCGTCAAGGAGAACCTCGGACACTTTACCGATAGCGCCCTGGAATCGTCCCTCCATGAGGCTAGTCAACGGCTCAACCTGGCGTTGTACCGCACGTAGCACGTCCGCGAACTGGTTAGCCCAGGTGACCGCATACCCGCCACCCTTAGGGTCAACCAGTGGTTTAGCGACCTCTGAACCAATGTCGCGGGTTGCTGCTTTTATTCGGTCGATGGCTCCAGCCCACGTGTTTTTCACATTCGCGGCGGCACCACCGAACCGGTCCGTTAGCCCTTCAACGAGCGGGTCCCACACTTTATCTACTGGGATTCCGCCTGGTTTGGAGGCCATGGCGCGGATCTCTTCACCGGTTTTTCCCATCTGTTCACCCAGGATGGTGGCCGCGTCGATACCGTATTCACCCAACCGGTTAAGGGTTTCGCCGGTGAGTTTGCCTTGGCCTTGCATTTTCGACAAGGTGTCGGTGATGCTGGCGATGTCCTCATTTGATCCACCAACTGCGGCGACTGAGTCCTGGATGGATTCCAGGGCCGGAATGACCTTATCAGCTTCGACACCGAACCCCAGCAACTGTTGTTGGGCGTTGATGAACACGTCTTTGGCGAACGGCGAGTTTCGGGCGAACTCGTCGAGTTTGTCCATTTGGGCGTTCGCTTTTTCGGCCCCGCCCATGATGGTGTCCAATGCGGCCCGGGATGCTTGTTGCATGCCGTTATATTCGACACCGGTTTTTCCGACGGCGACCGCTAGCGCACCTGCGGCGGTGCCTGCCACGGTGAGGGTGCCGGCCATGGCCCCGCCCATGTCTTTAGCCCAGTCACGGAATTTTCCGGACGTTGTGCGCATGTTTTTTTCAGCCGACCCGAGTTTGCTGTCAAAGTCGGTTTTATCCATCCGCAGGTAGGCGACAAGTTCGGCGGCGGTTAATGCCATGCTGTAACCTCCTGGGGGGTTATTGGTGTTGTGGTCATCCGGTGATGTTTCGTGACCGGGTTTGTGGGTTGAGTGTTCTTGCTAGCGGGTTGTCGCCGGCTAGCAAGTAGTTGACGCGGGTTGAGAACCATCGCCATGTTTTGGTGTGCATGGTGTCTTCTAAATCCACCTGGTACACGTCATGGAAGGCTGCTTCTAGGAGTTTCCATTGGCCGATGATTTGCTGGTAGTCGATTGTCGTTTCTGGCCCTTTTTCGTGCTCCCGGTCGTAGTCTTCTTCCGGGATTTCGTACCACTCGTAGAGGCCTGTTTCTGGGTCGTATTCTCCTCGCCCGTATTTGTGGTGGAGGGCATCGACCCCGCCGGTGTCGCCCTCGCTAACACTTTTGGGTCACCACCTGAGTTCCAGTAGGCTTCGGCGGCTTCTCTGCCTGCGAGGAAGTCCCAGAACGCGGTGTCGGTCATGAGTTGGACGGCTTCGGCGGTGACCCCGTCGTCGAGGAGTTGTTGGTGGAGTTTTTCGCCCAATATTTTTTGTGGTGTGGGGGAGTTGTCATCGGTGAATTCGTAGTCGGGGAGTTCTTCGAGGTCTGGTGTTTCCCCGTCTTTGGTGTCTTTGATTTTTTGTTCGTTGCGTTGGCTGATGGTGACGATCTCGTTGACACGTGACTGGAAGAGGCGTAGTTCGATCCCGGTTTTAGCGTCCAGTGGGGGGATTGTGTATTTTTTGAGGTCGCCGTCCCTGGTGGGCACACGGACGGTGATGTTTTCGTTGAACGCTTTGAAGTCTTCGAAGCTCATGGTGGTTCCTTTCGTGGTGGAGGGTGCAGGGGCCGGCCCCTGTTTTTTGCGGGCCACCACGCCCCCGCAGGCTGGCCCCTGCACCGGCATAAAAAAAGGCCCCTGTGGGCCTGGCTGGTTATTCGGTTGTGGTCTCGTTGTCGGGTTCTAGTGTTTCTGTGTCGGGTGTGGTGTCCCCTTCTGAAACCGGTCCCGATTCTGGTTCCGGCGTCTCAGGTTCAGGAGGGGCTACTATTCCCCCATTTCCCCCGTTTGGCCGGTGTTCTTGGCCGGGTTGTCGATGTGCCGGCGACCGCCGTTACCTTGGAGTGTGACGTTCACGGTGCGCAGGTCGGTTGCGGAACCACCCTGTGGCTCCCACTGGACGGTGGCGACACCTTCGTAGGCTTCGTCACCACCGTCACGCTCATACCACCGGCATTCGACCATGGAGTCGGAACCGAATTTGTCGTGGGCGTCCTGTAACACCTGCTGGCCCTTGTCTAGGGCGTTCGATTCGGTGTCCATTTTGGAGATCATCCCCAGCTGGAGGGACCAGCCTTGCATGGTTTTTTCTTGGGAGGTCCACCCGTCGTTGTCGTAGTCGGTGGTGTCTTCAAAGTTCGGTTCGAACCCTGGGGTCAGGTTGTTGATTCCGCGGACGCGCACGAATTCTTGTGCCCCGTTCAGGGGTCGCACTTCGACCGCGTAGTCGCGGGCCAGTTTGGAGGCTAGCACGTTTTCTGCCATGATCGTTCATCCTTTCAGACGTGAAGGGGTTTATTTGTCGAGGTAGAAATAGTAGTTGTCGGTGATCTCGTACTGGTTGTTCTGGTCTGCGCCTAGGTCTGCCAGCGAGTGGCGCCAGATCAACGGCACATGATGGCCTCCTAGGTTGATGTTGGATAGCCCGTGAATGTGGTCGTGGAGCCTGTCCACGAGGATGATTAGCGGGCGCGGATCTGGGCTGGCTGACCGGTATCTGACCTGGATGGCTCGTTCGTCAACGCGGGGTTGTGCGTCCACCCTGGACACGTAGGGGGTGACGCCGATCAGTTTCGCGGGGGTGTGGGGGAGCCTGCCCACCACGATGCCCCAGTCGTCTGGCTGATAGATTCCGTCTTCGTTCCAGGTGCCCACACCGGCTTCTACCATGAGGGCAATGAAACCTGCGGTTGTTTCGAGGGTGATACTGTCGCGGATCGGTCCCGTGTTCACTGTTATCGCGCTTTCTTTGTCGCGTCCCTGATGATTTGGCCCATCACGGTACGTGTCATGTTCGCCCCTGTTTCCAGGTATTTTGCTTGACCGTCCCGGTGGTGGTAGCCCAGTTCCTCGTGCTGTCGTACCGCGTACGGCAGGTTGGTGGACACTGAAGCCACCAGGCTGTTAGGTGTCGCCTCGTTGACGACCAGTGACCCGCGTAGCCTGCTGGTGTCTAACGGGGTGAGTGGGACCGTGGTGGCCCGCAAATGTTCTGCAGCATTGTTTAGCCCACGGGCTGATGCGTCTTCGATGGCTGAATTGATGGCCCTGCCATTCCATGAAAAGTCGCTCACGTTTCGCCCCTGTTGTGTTGGCTGTTATTCGAGGTGTAGCACCATGTGGGATAGCCCGCCCGGGTGGTCGTAGTGGTCTACGGTGATGACCCGGGACCGTTTCTCGAAAGTGGTGCCCGGGTGGGTGGTGACCATTGACCCTGCCGGGATGTTTGCAGGCTCAGTGTATACGGTGGTGGATGCCACTTGTTCGGTGCCGGAACGGTTAGTGACTAGGTGTGTGCCACCTTCGACTAGGCATCTTGGCCGGTGCACTGGTTCGCCCCACCGGTCGCCGTACGCGCCAGCCCCCAAGTGTGGTTCGACCACAATCGTGTGGGGGAGTAGGCGCCCTGGGATGCGTGGTGTTCTCACGTGGCACCACCAACTGTCGGGTTGATGAGTCCTTCCAGTTTGAGTAGTCGTACCACGTTCGGGTTCACTTTTTCTGGCGCCCCAGTGGTGGCTGGTCCGGTGGCGTCGAACTTGAGTGAACCAAGCTGTGATGGTGTGTTCGTGTAGTCGCCGGCCCCGCCGGTAACTTCGTCAGACCACGCCACCTGCATGATGGTTGCCTGCTTGAACGTTTCCGCCACGTCACGATTGGCTGGGTGTCCGTCGCTGGTGGTTTGGTAGACGGCTGACCGGGTGAGTTCTGCCACCACCAGGGAGGCTTCAACGATACGGTCCTGCACGTCAGGTAGGCCCGCCAAATCTGCTGGCAGGTCACCTGGTGTCGCGTACACTCTCACCACGGTTACCGTCACCTACTAACTGTTTGTTTCGCTGGTGGATCGCCCGGACGTGGACCCGCCAGCCTTGTTGTGCGCATCAATGGTTGCCCGGGTTTCGCGGACCGCGTCCGCTAACCGGTTTAGTTTGTCAGTGAAACCCGGTTCACCGGTCTTGAACGATGGCACTTTGTGCTTCCAAGCCATAATTTGACCTCCTGCGGTTACGGTGCCACATCAGGGGTGGTGTCAGGGGTGGTGTCATCGTCAAACACGATCTTCACACCACGCACAAACTCGGTATCACCGGTCGGGTCGGTCGGGTCGGCCAAATCCTCGATATGGTTGACACCCAAGAAAGTGCCAAGGAATGCGCGGTCCGAGTCGTTCCGTGAGTCCAAGGACTCCCAATAGGTCATGGCCACGCCTGCACTGACAGCAGACGAGGAGAATGGCACCGACCGTGCAGGGTTGGGTGCACGGAACACGGCGGGGAACGCGGTCGGGTGGAACACGTACAAGGCGTTCGGGTCGATCACGTCAGAGCCGTACATGTTGTGGCCGGCGATGCGACCAATCTGTGCGTCACGCAGTGCCGAATCTGAACCGGAACGGTCCACATCCACCAGGGTGGGATCCTTCAGTGCGCGTGCTTCCACTTCGGAACCAACAACGGCGACACGACCAATACGGGGCACACGGTGCTGGTTGAGGAACTTGTTCGCGTCAACCAGCGAGTTGTACACGGCACGGTCACCAGTGCCGGCGGTAATGGTTTCCTTATAGGGGGCCTCGCGGATGGTTTCGGCGATGCGCTGTTCTGCGCCCTCGGCGACAACATTCACCATGGGGGTGAGCACCTGGGCACCAAAATCGGCAATGTCCAGGGTTTGTTCTTCACGCAACAACTGGACAGCCTTGTACAGGTAGGTGTCCAGCTTCACTTCGTGGTAGCCCTCGACCAGGTCGTCGGTGACAATTTCACGGTTGCTGTCACGCCATGCCAGTTCGCGGGCGGGGGTGAGCTCGGCGGGGCGTCGAATCTTGACCGTGTCGCCACGTGGCCCAACGGCGCCCTGGTAGTTGGATTCTGCGTCACGCCACACCAGGTTCGGCAGGATGACCTCTTTGGTCAGCAGGCCGAGTGCGGCGTCCACAAGGGTTTCGGCTTTGACAAGTCGGTTCGCCATCTCCTTGTTCCTTTCTGTGGTTAGAACCGGTTTTTGCCTCTAATGAGGTCGGCTAGTTGTTCTGGGGTTTTCTTTTGGGCTTCTTTTTGCCCGTTGTTGAGTTCCCCGCCGGACCGGTTGGGCACCTGGCCTGCGGACCGTAGTCTGGGGTTGTTGTCCACCGCGTCGGCGATGGTTGTCTCAATGGTTTCGTCGAAGTTTTCGCCCGTCGGGTCGATGTCTCCTAGCTGGTTGATGAACGCCCGGGAGTCGAGGAGTGCCTCCGGGTCTGCCCCGTGTTTGATGGCTGACCGGTGTACGGCTAGTTCGATGATTGCTTGTCGTTCCCGGTTGCGTGCTTGTTCGACCTGTTCGGTGAGTTTTGCGGGGTCTGGTGCACTGTCGGTGTCGTTGATGATGCCTAGGGCTTTGCCGATTTGTTGGCTGATTTCTTCGCGTGCTTGTTGTGCCGCATTGTCGCGTGAGGTGGTGCGGTCGCGGGCGTTTTCGCGTCGTAGCCGTTCAATTTCGGCTTTCGCGGTGTCTGGGTTGTCCCATGGGTGGGTTTGTTTTTGGTCGGTGTCAGCGTTGTGGTGTTGCCCGGTGTCCTGTGTCTGGGCTTGTTCTTGTTGCCCGGTCGTGTCCTGGCTGGCACCTTCTGTGGTGGGCTGGTGTTCACCGGTGTTAGTGTTGTTGTCGCTCATGTGTGGTTACCTCCTGGGTAAACGATTGGGTTGTGGTGGTCGTTTTCTTCTGGCCGGTTTGTGTCCGAGGTTTAGGTTTTCGCGGTACCGTTTGCGGTTGAGTCCAGTTTTTTCGACATGGTCTTGGATCATGTTGTCTAACTGTTGGATTCTGGTCGCAGTTTCTGGTGACGGTGTGATGAGCATTTCGCGTTTTGCTCGCCGTGTTTCGCGTTCTAGGTGTCGGAGCCGGTCGCGCTCTTTCTCCAGCCCGGCATCGTATGTTGGGGCCTGTATCACGGGTTCGACCCCTGGCAGGTAGGCGACCTGGATGCACCGACAGTTTGGGTGGAATAGCCCGTTCGTTCTGGCGTCTTCGATGGTGGCGTCCACGTTGATGGTCACAACACTGTCGTCCACCATGCTGTCCAGGTGGTAGGTGCCTGCTGGTGTGCCGTCCATGGCGAGAACACGGTTCGCCCATGGCCCGCACTGTTCGCACATGTCGTTACCGCCCACGATCTTGCAGAACCGGACACCGTTGTTTTTCATGGTGTGTTCGTGTTGTGCCCGGTATGCTCGTGCCGTGGCGGTCCGTGACGCCATTTCCACATAGGAGGCCAGGTTCCAACGACGCCCGGCCCGGTCCGTAAACCCGGTGATACCACGGTTGATGAGTTCCCGCCACGGCCTGGCCTGGTCGCGTTCACGGTTACCCCCAGCCACCACAGCATGAAGCACACTGTCACCAATGATGCTCCGGTAAATGTCGTCTGGTGCACGCAATATTCTTGCCCGCACATCAGTCAGTGCGCTGTGTAGGTCTGAGGCGATGCTGTAGGCGGCCGGCGCCATGCTCCCTGTCATCAGGTCACCGAGTGGTAGTGACCGTAGCTGTGCGAGCGCTGAAGCTAACCCTTCTTGTTGTGCCCGTTCGATCAGGAGCCGGATTTCGTCGCCGGTGATGTTTTCTAAATGTTTGACAAGGGTGTCGGCGGTGACCCTGCCTTTTTGTAGTGTCCGCCAGTTTTGTGCATCCCACCCGAGTGTTTCCGGTGGCTTGTTCGCTAGTTCTACGATCAGCTGGTGTTCTGCTTGCGCGTACGCGCTGGCCACCCTGTGCGCAATGTCTTCGACGAGTTCGTTCAGTGGTGTGGCGGCCGGTGGTGTCCATTTGATGACCATGCCAGCCCCCGTTGTGTGGTGTTGTGGTGTTTAGTTATCTGCCCGGTACAGTGTCCCAGGGTCAACTATCGGGTAGTCGGTGGCGCGTTCTGCCACAATCTTTTGGACTTCGTCGTTGACGGCGTCACGGTCCCAGTTCGGGTGGAGCATGCGCACCATCGTGTCGGTTGAGGCGACCTCTGCGACGCGCAGGTCCTTGGCTGTTTGTGCCAGCTCGTGTTGGTCTTGTTGGATGGTTTCTTGGAATTTCACTTGTGGCGGTGTGTCGTAGCGTTCGCCCCCGTAAATGGTGGCGTCAATGTTCAACACTGTTTGAATGAATGGCCCCAACCGTGACGACCAGTACCTGGTCTTTTTGGCCCTGGTGCGTTTCGACATGTTTTCGCGGGCCTTCACCTCGGTTGCCGTAGTAGACACGGCCATCGGGTCATCACCAAAAGTTGAGGGCGAATAGCCTGCACTTCGCAGGATTGCGCGCACCAGCTCTAACGCCGTGCTCCGGTGCTCCTCATGGCGTATCCCAAACTGGTGGGCTTCAATGGTGGGTGTTTGTTGCATGGACCCGAGAAAGTCCATGCCATCATAGATCTCACGGTCCGCATCAAAGACGGTCCCGCGCCCTGGGCCACGTGTTTCTAGCATAGAATTTGGGACAATCAGCCGGGCTTTAGCCAACCGAATATCGCGCATCCACGACGAATATGTTTCGTCCAGGGCATCGAATAATGGTTCGACCCCCTCATAGTCTGACCGGCCAAGGGGTGCCAGCTGGTGGCTGGTCCGCCACACCCGGGAGGGCATCATGTTCGGGATATAGGTGGCGGTGAGTGTGGTCTCACCGGTGGGAATACCGGACTCGCTGTCCACCACGTCAGCCAACCATGCCGTGTCGGGGTGGTCGACGAGCGGAACCTGTTGGCCCAAATGCGAATGGTCTCCCTTATATAGGCCGTGCAAGATCACGCCCGGTTCGTGTCGTTCGAGGTGACGGTACACCACACGCGTGTCAGTGTCTTCCAGGACGGTCCAGAATGTGACAGCGGTGAGCACACCCCACCTGAATTCTGGGTAGGCCCGGTCCGGGTGCACCACATCCACCATCACGTGGTCGGTGAAGCTGGTGTCCCACACGGCTCGCAAGTACACGCCACACAGTGCGGCGGCTACTTCTGCTGCTTCTAACAGTGTGGAGTGCATGGTCGGGGTGTTGGCGACCTGGTCTACCCGTGTTTTCATGTGTTCTGGCGCGTCCTCGTCTAACAGGATGCGTGGGGCTTCGGAGAAGAGCAGGTCGGCGCTGATGGTGGCGAGGTCTGCTGGGACGGGCACGTGTAGGCGGGTGCGGGTTTCTCCGGCTGGTGCGGGTTTGCCCCAGAACATTCTGGAGACGGCGCCGATCATTCCGCCGGCGTACTGTAATGGGCGGTTGCGTGGCCGTAGGGTTCCCGCGTATTCGCTGGACAGGGCGTCGGTGTTGCCGGTGTACCAGGCGTCGTGGACTCGCATGGCCTGGTAGGCGGGTTCGTGTTGTTTGGGTGGCCAGGGTATGGAGGTTTCAGGCAATGGCATGTTGTTCTCCTTCCCCTGGGCGTTGTTTTGTTTGTCTGACGTGTATTGGTTTCCAGTGTTGTTCTGTGGTGACGACCGCGTAGCGTAGTGCGTCTATAGCGTGGTCGGCGCGTTTGATGGGTTTGTCTTCACCGTTCTCGGTGGCTTTCGGGTCCCACGCGTAGCCGGGCATTTCTTCGATTAGCGTTTTGCACGTGTCTGCCACATGTAGTCGGCCCTGGGATAGGAGGGACGCTAGGGTGCGGATGCCGTACAGCACGTTGTTGTCTGCTGGTGTGGCGTGCGTGCCCCTGGTGGCCAGTTCGGTGTGGAAGCTGGCGGCGGACGGGTCGAGGATGATGTGGCGTGGGGTGCGCGGGTCGTCTGGTGCGTGTGGGATGGCCAGCCAGGTTTCTAAATGGTTTGCTAGTTGTGCGTCGGTGAGTGGTTGCCGGGTGTCGCGTCCAGAGTGTGACCATTCGTGGAGCGCGTACAGGTCACCGTCGAGTCCTATACCAAGGCTGATTGCGGCGGTGGCGTTGGATGTACCGTAGTCCACTCCGACGGCTAGGAGTTCGGCCATAGGTGGCAGTTCGTCCCAACGAATAATGTGGTGTTGCGGGTCCCACATGTTGAAGATGGCGCCTTCGCCGGCGACCCATTTGCCCTCAATGAATCGTTCGTACCAGACTCCGGTGAATTCTTTTTTGATCGAATTCTTGTAGGTTTCTTCTAGGGATGGGTTGTCGTCGATGGTGAACGCCCAGTGCCCCCAGTCTTTGAGGTCTCCACCGATGCGGTCTATGAATTTTGTTTTCGCCCAGTGCGCTGGCCCTTCAGGGTTGGTGGAGGCGAACAGTTTGGCCCCGGGCACGGACATGCGCCCTAACAGTTGGGTGAAGAATTGTTCGTCGATGGTGGTGAGCTCGTCAACGTACGCGCCGGACACGGTGAGGCCGCGAATGGTTTTTTCTGCTTTGGCGTCGGAGGCGCCAATAATGTGGATGGTGCGCCCTAACGCGTTGATTGTGGGTGCCCCGTAGTTGCCTTTGACTTGTGTGGCGATGGGTCCGAACAGGTTGGGGTCTTGGAGGACGCTCACACAGTTTCGCCACACACTGTCGCGTGTGCGCCCGACCATGATGAGTTCGCCGCCGCGTGGTGCCCTGATGATGAAGGTTACCCAGCGGATGAGTGTGACGAGTGTTTTTCCGGACCGGATGGCGCCGGTGGTGAGGTTGACGCGGTGGTGAGATCCGGTGAGGTACTGGTGTTGCTTAGGGGAGAGGAGCCCGTCGAGTGTGGGCATGCGGTTCACCCCCCCTTGTTTTGTTATTTGGTGTCGTTGGGTATGCCGAGTTTGTCGGCGATCATCTCTATGAGGCTGATGGTGTCGGATATCCCGCCGTCATCGTCGAAGCGTTCTAGTTGTTGGGATTTGTCGATGGCGATACCGTACGCGGTCATTTGGTCGCGTTTTTGTCTGGAGTCCCAGTCTGAGGTGTCCATTTGTTGGCGTAACCGGACTGCGGTTTCCATGGTGGCGAGGGCTTCTTGTGTTCTGAGTGCCCGTATTTTTTCTAGTCGTGCTTTGGTGGCGGCCCTTGTGGTGTTGTTTGGTGTTTTTTGTGCCCCGGCTTGTTTGGCCCACCGGTTGATTGTTGATCGTGCGATGCCGGTTTTTTTGGCTGCTTCGCTGGGGCCTAGGGTGGTCCAGTAGTGGATGGCTTGTTCGCGCACTTCTTTGGGGTAGGTGCGTGGCGTTGGTTTGTGTTTTGCCACGGTCACCTCCTGGGCGTGCGGCTTAGTAGAATGTTTTGTTTTTGTATGGGCCGGTTTGGTAGACGTCTGGTTCGAAGTTGTTTTGTACTTCAGGGCAGAGGTAGTCGGTGGAGGCTTCGACGATTCGTCCGGCTGTGTAGGGTTGTATGTCGTTGTTGTCGGCTGTGCTACTGATGGTTCCTTGGATGACTCGCCCGTTGATGGTTTGTTGTTCTTCGAGGAGGTAGCACACGTGTTCGTAGCCGATATGGAGTAGTTCTTCCCTGTTGCCGGTGACGTAGTGGTCGCCTAGTTGTTGGATGTAGGCGTTGTCTTGCAGGGTGGTATCTGGGCTGGTTTGTGGTGTGGTGGGTTCTTCTTGGGTTTGGGTGCACCCTGTGAGGGCGAGTGTGATGAGGCTGATGGTGGTGAGGGTGCGTGTGGTGGTGGTGTTCATGTTCTCAAGTGTAGTGTGATCGTCCCTGGGTTTTGGGCACGGTCGTTGACCCACTGTTTCGTATTGTACCAGTTTCAACTAGGTGTTTGGTAGTTGTTTTCGGATCAGGTACCGGTATAGGGATACGGGGCGCACGGTGACGTGTCCGCCTTTGGTGCGCCTTTCTGGTTCGATGGTGCCGTCTTTGACGAGCTGTTGTATTCGGCGTGCGGTGATGTGGATTCCTAGCTCGTTTTTGAACCATTGTGACAGGTCGGGTGGGGTGCGGGCGTCGAACGCGTGGTCCCGCATTTTTTCGGCAACTTCAGCGGGGGTTAGCTTGTCTGTGTTTTCCCCGTACAGGATGGCGTGCGCCTGGTTCATGTCGCTGGTGCAACCGGTCACTACTTTGGCGGCATCTTTGCGGGCTGGTAGTGCGTCCATGAGCCCTGGCCAGTGGTGTGTGAGGTTCCACCAGGTTTGCCAGATGTTGAACCGGATGTCGCCGTCACTGGTCCTGGTGTTTCGTTTTTCTTTGTTGATTGTCGCTGGCTGTTCTTGGCCGATGGCGACTTGGTGGAGGGTGTACAGGTCTTGTGTGGTGATCTGGTCGAACTGGTCACGGACCGTGTTGGCGCAGTGGTAGCAGACGGTGGTGTGTGGTGCTGGCCGGTCGCACCATGGTGTTTCGCATTCGTGGTCACAGGTGTTGGCCAATACTTCCTTCTCCTGTCATACAGTGCTGTTAAGCCCAGGACCCGGGGCTGGTTTGGATTGTCCCGGGTCGTTGGCATAACCAGCATGGTGTGCGGTTGGTCATGGGCGACTGGTCTGGGTGAGGTTGTCTGCGATACGGCGTAGTAGTTGGGGTAGTTGCCGGGTGGTGTAACCGGTGTGGGCTACGTGAAAGTTTTGTGGGTATTTTTTGGTGGTGCCGGTTGGGGTGATGACAATCATTTGGTGGCCGAGGGTTGAATAGTGGTGTTGTGTGGTGACACGCATCGTATAGCCCTTGATGGTGGTGGTTGTGGTGTTCCTTATCATACCAGGTGCGACTGGTTGTTTCTGGTATTATCGCGTGCGTTTTATCTTAGCCACGGTGTGGTTGTCAATCTTTCGTTTTGTGTATACTGGGTGTTGTAGTGGCTAGCTAGTGATGGTGCCACTGCCCGTAGCGGTAAACGGTATCTACCGCAAGGAGCGCTTAGCGCTAAGTCATTTTTGTGGCGACCATACCTCCAGGTGTGGCCCTTATTTGTTGTGCCTTTTTCTTGTTTGGGTGTGATGCTTTAGGGGGATGGCCCGGGGAGACGTGTTTGTGTGTCTCTCCGGGCTGTTTTTTATTGGGTGTTTGTTTTGTTTTCTTCGAGGATGTCTTTCGTTGCTTTGAGTAGTGGTGTTTCGTGAGAATCTATGAGTTTCTTTAGCTCTTGAGGGTCCGTGGGCAACGGTTCCCGTTTTATGCTCGCTTGTTCCTCTAACTGTGAATAGATACGGTTATGCGAAAATAACTGTTGATCGCGTAACGCCGACATCAGCTCGTTACTGTCCTCGCTGGCGCGTTTCACTTCCTCGATAAAGCGCTCATACAGGTCTTGGGTGCGCCGTATTGAGCCTAGAAGTTGGACGGCTGCATGAAAGATCTTCATGAACAGCTCGGACTCGCCGTCAGCGTGGATCATGTTGAGGTATGAGTCGATAGTTACGTTCCCTACGTGCTCAATCTCGTTTAGTGGCAGGGCCTCTGGTATGTCATAGAGCGCCATGAGGTTTACGTTCAGAATGTCAGCTACTGCCAACATCTCATCGGCGGCCATCGCACGTTTGCCAGCTTCCATCATGTAAACCCCTGAGGGTGCCCAGGGTTTGGTAACTTTCTCACCTTTCTTGTTTGTCCGGGGGAATCGTCGCCCCATCTCTTCGCCGAACTCTTTAGCAGTGATACGGCGCTCTTCGCGCAAAGTCTTTATGTTCATACCGATGAGTTGGCTGGTGTTGATGTTCATGGTTGTTCTCCCGTGGCGTCTTGTAGTGCTTGGGTGTATAGGTGTTGGGCTGTTTCGGCGATGTGGCGGAGTCGTTCGCGGTTTTTGTGGTTTTGGTGTTTGGCGATTTCTTGGGGTGTTTCTGGTTCGCCTAGGAGTTGGGTGACTCTTATGTCGAATGCTCGCGTGTAGCCTATGAGTTCGTTGACTGTTATCCGTCGCCCCGCTTTTTCGGTCTTGTGAATACCGCTCGGGTCAATAGGGTGACCGATTTCTTTCATGCGGTCGGCGAGGGCCTGGTATGTCCACCCGCGTGTTAGGCGGAGTTGTTGTATTTTCTTCGCTATCGCTCGTTCTGTGGTGATGTTCATGGTTATTTCCCTTTGTTTCTGTAGAGGTTGACCATGGTTTGTTGGTGTCTTCTTGTGCGCCGTTCTGGCGGCCTTTCGTGAACCTGGTCGGATGTCTGGTCGTTTCTGGTATGTTCGTCGATTCTAGGCCCGGTTTTGTGCGTCCTCGGGCATGGTGTGCGTGTTAGCGGTCTCGGTGTTTGACCCGGTAGTGTTTTCCGATCATGTTCCGGGGCCGGTCTCCGACTTTCACGTCAGCCCAGCACGCTGAGCACGTGGTAGCCGGCTCCCAGTCGTGATCCTGGCACCTGGGCAAAAACTCCTGGGACCTTGCCGGGACCGTGGTGTCCCAGTGCGCACCGGACTGCGGAAACAGGTTTGGTGTGCGCATCCCAGCTTGCGGTGACGCGTAAGCGATCAGCGCGTGAATGGTGTGCAAGAAGCTAACAGCGTGCGGGAACGTGCTATCGGTCACTCGCTGGTGCCACACCTGGCCGGGCCGGTTGCGCACCCAGTCGGGTCTGAGCGCAATCGCCAAGTGGTGTAGCGCGTTTCCTTCCGCGTTCGAAAGCTTGTAAGCCATGGTTCGATCAATTTCTCCTGGTCATTTCGACGGCGTCGTGGCGGGTGGTTCGGCCTCGCGTACGCGCCCGCACGCGGTCTGTGGTCACCTTTTTCGCCGACGAGCTTTAACTGTTGTTTTTAGGAAGGTGAGTTAAGTAACCAAGGTGAGTTAAGAGTGTTAACGTTAACGTGCATTGCACTTGCATAGCATTTTGCATTGCACGGTGCACTGCACTTTGGAATGCATTTTGCATTGCAACTTGCATGCATTTTGCATTGCATTTTGCATGGTTCATGGTGGTGTTCATGCCCCCTGCCTAACGACTTTCATTCCGCCCACCTTATGGTGTTGGCGCGACCATCTGGCGTTTGCGGCCTCCCGCCGCTTGGCGCTCAGTTCCTCCATGTACTCCTTTGATGGCTGGTATTCGTCCCAGTCTGGGATCACCCATCCACCGTCCACGGCCTCCCACAACTTGGCGCGCACGAGCGTGTTAGCGTCTTTGGTGGTTGCGTGAATGAATGGCAGGCCAGCTTTAGGGATGAACCCGAACGTCCCATTCTCGCCCGAATATGCCAGGGAGAATATGTAGACGGCTGCCGCACGGTGTCCGCCCTTTGACCCGATCAGTTCCAATATTTTCGGGTTGCGCGGGATAGCTGTTTCTACCCGAACCCATTTGAGCCCATCACTCATCTGATTAGCTCCTTCCCTTGCACGTTTGGGTCATTCGCATCACTCCTGCCGTGTTGTGGCGTTACGAACATGTCGTGAGGTATTTTTGATTTCATGGAAAACACCACTAATAATCAGACTGGTACACCGCTTTTCAAGCACACTTTCCCCGCCGAATTCTTCGCAGATTTTGGTTCAGCCCTGACGATCGAGATCAGGAAACTTTGGTTAGACGCAATGGAAGGGTTCAGGCCACCTTGGTTATCCGAGATGGAACGGCTTGGAGAATCGTTGAACAACGCCGTCCTGGGCCGTATGCGACGACTGCAAGACGAGCTGAGAATTGATTTACCGGCCACACGTTTCGTGCAACAGCTCAGCTTGCCTAATGTGGCACCGTTGAGTATTTCCATGCCGTCCGGGCGGACCATGACCGCAACGTACACGGGACAGGACACGGTGGGTGTTGTTGCCACCCCTACACCGACACCGCAGGAACAGCTCGAAGACCGGGTCACTTCACTAGAGCTGGAGCTACAGTCAATAAGCAAAGTCCGGTTTGGGGACGAGCTTGTGTTAATTCTTCTTGGCTGGGTTATCGGTAAGCAGCTCGACTGGCTATTGGAGAATGTAGACCTAGAATCTGGGCCGAGTTTCATGGCATTCGCCTTTCAAGTGTGGATAATTATTATTGCTGAACTAAGTGGTCGGCCCTAGCCTGCTACCTGCGCGGTCTTCCGCTCGTTTCCGTAGCCCCCAGGTCCAACAGGACAGAAGTCGGAAGAATTCTCTTCTGCGGTGTCCCCACACTGTGTCTGCTTTGTCTAGGGCTTCCTGTCGGCCGTCTGGCTGGGTGTAGCCTATGTGTTTCCAGTGGACGTATACGTGCCATGCCAAGGTTTCTTGTTTGCTACACATGTGCACGACCTCTTCACCGTTGGCAGCGCATTTGGTGACGACAAGGTGGCCTGCTCCTTCCCAAGTGTCGAGGAAGTTGTATAGCCTGGTGTGGCAGTTTTTGCAGTAGTATTTGCCGTCCTGGTAGTACCAGTCGACGTTCTCCCAGGGGTTGTCGTCTACCCACACGCGTGTCACCCGCCACGGGTCTTTCTCGTATCGTTTTTTCAGGTAGCGGCTCATGGTGTCCCACCCTGCTGGCTTGGTGTCCTTGGTTTGGCTTGGTGATTCGGGTTGCAGGTAGTCGAAAATGGTTAGCTGCTGGGTCATGGTGTGGTCTCTCGAAGTGTTGCCATTGTGAGCCGGTGGTCTCTAAGGGTTTTCCAGCTATCGACGTCTTGTTTTGCTTCCTCGTATGTGCAGTCGTTTGTTGTGATGGTTTCTTCTATGAGGATTTCGTCGACGAGGTCGTACAGGTAGATGCCGTGGCGGTGGCATTCCCTGATTTCGTGTGCTAGTCGTGTGGCTGGGTCGTCGGTTGTCCCGGTGTGTTCGTTGAAGATCACATCTGAGAAGAGGTTTGCCCAGTTGTCGTGCTCAAACCGCATTTCTTCTAGGTGCCTGTAGTAGTCGCGTTTGCGTGCTTCTACCCGGTCTAGCCGGTGCCGGTATTCCTCAGCGTTCATCGTTTTATTCCTTTATTGCTGTGATGTGTAGTGTGATTTTGGGTGTGTCGGGTTGTTTTTTCCCGTGTCTCATGTCGGGTCGTGTTGGTAAATGGTGATGGTTGTTTTTGCTTGTCCTTTTGGTGCGTGGCGTTTCATGGCGTGAACTTTGGTGACTTGGGTGTCGTCTGCCCATGCCCACTTGTTGAGGCCGTCTAGCACTGTTTTTTGGAGATTGTCGATGTCGACACGTCGCCGGTGGTCTAGGTCGAAGATCATTGTCACGGTGAACTGTGTGGTCGTTTTGTGGTGTTTTTTTCCTCCTGCTTTGGTGTACGCGGTGAGTATGGCGAGTTCTGCGTTGAGGGTTCGTTCTGGGGTGTAGGTGTGCCCGGTTTTAGTGACACGTGGCCTGCCTTTTGGTACTGGGTTGCCTGGCACGGTGAACTCAATGGACGGTTGTTGTGCGAGTAGTTGCAGGTATCCTTCGGGTAGTCCGAGGATTTCGTCTGGTGTCATGCCTTCCCCTGGGTGTTCGACTGTTGTTCTTCCCACCCGGTGGGTGTTTCCCAGCGGTAAATCTCGTGTGGATCCAGCATCATGATGGGGGCTTTGTGTGCATCGTTGAGGAATCCCTCGTAGTAGCGCTCTTTCCTGTTTGCCACGTACACGACCGGTTTCTCGTCATCTTCTAGGTTGTTTGGCCATTCAGCGTCTAGTACCTTGATGACCGGGTGCTCCTCCAGGTCAGGACGGGCCACTGGTTTACGCTTGATGTAGAGTTGAGTTCTCTCGTCGTCATCGCCGATGTCTAACGTGTAGCTATTTTCGGTAGTGACGCAGTCCCCGTCTTGGCTTTCCACTACGTCTTGCCAGTCTTGGTAGTACCTGTAGTCGCCGTACCCGTGCTCATAGATTTTGCGTATCATGTCGCCGGGCCTGAACCGCACGTTCCCAGGTTCTACTCGTTCCCAGCCGTCATGTTCTGGCGTGTGATCTTCTAGCGTGATGTTCTGGTCGAATGCTTGATAGATTCGATCTTGCTTCGATTTGGTCAGTAGATCCCATACCGGCGGTTTGCGATCGACGATATCAATTTGATACCAAAAGCTCTGGTATAGCTTGATGATTTCGTCCTGAGTGAGTTTGCGTCCCATTATCGTGTTCTCCGTTTCGTGTAGTAGTTGGTGGTGTTGTTGAGGTCCCAGGTTGTTCCGCACCGGCATTTCGCCCAGTTGCAGTCGTGGTCGCAGTGTGGTGCGCAGAAGCTGGCCGGGCATTGGCAGGTTGGGCACTCCGGTTCTGTCGTGGTCATCTGATGCCCTTTATTCCTCGTTTGCGTCGGTCCATGATGTATTTGTGTAATCCCGGTTCGATAGCTCGTATGTAAGCCATTTCTACTGGTGTGAACGGTTCGGTTGATATGGCCGAGAGAAAATGTGGTGACATTGTTATGTCATTTTTTTGTTCAGTTGCCGGTAGCAGGTGCCACAGATCCCATTTCTCCGTTTTCGCACAGTCCCAGGGTGGTCTTTCGCTTTCCAAGACCACGGCCTAATGCTCCGGCCACAGGTTTTGCACGTGTCGTAAGTGGTCACAATGAGATTCCTCGCTTGTCTAGTTGCAGTCTTGTTCGGTCGTGGTCACGGTCTCGGACGGCGCATACCCTGTGGTGGTTGTCTGCTCCCTCTCGATGGCGTGCAACCGTGCGTACAGGTGCCTGATGTCACGGTCTAGGTGTCGTATCGCCCGTGCGTGCTGGTCTGCTACCAGGCAAAGGATGATTGCTACTCCTGCGAAGCATGTGGTGGCTACCGCGAAGGCGATGGTCGCCCAATCCATAAAGTTCAGCCCTCCTAAGGTGTGTTGTGTGTTTATGCTGTGTCTCGTAGCCTGTGTGTGGTCCGGTGTGCCCGCGCCTGTGCTGAGAGAACGCGCTGATGTAGTTTCCTGTTCTCCGTCTGCAATAGTTCGATGAGGTCTGCTTGGTATGGTCCGGTGGGTTTTGTTTTCAGCGCGTCCACCTGGTCCGATAGCTTTCGGTTCTGTTCTTCAAGTTTTTGCATTTCCCGGGCATCACGCCGATACCTGGTCAAGTGCTTTTGTTTCAACCTGTCCACCTGTTCTTGTAGTTCCGCTTTTTCTTTGCCTGCTAGGTCGTAGGCTTTTTTTGCTTTCGCTTCAGCCCGGCGTGCTCTGGCCTCGTATTCGCGGAGTTTTTGTTCGGCCACCTGTCTGGTGTGCTGTAATTCGCGCTGTAGCTGTTGGATATGGTGTCTCTCCGGGCTGTTGCCTGTTGCCCCGTACACGTATGTCATGGTTGTCTCCTGTATGTTGTGTGTTGTGTCTGCTCGGTGGCTTGCACACCGTGCCCGGCTTGGTTCCGGTGCAGACTGTCGACGATGTTTTAGAATGGTGCTTCCCCGGCCTGGGTGTTACCAGCCCACGGGCCCTGCTGTTGCTGTGGTGGTTGCTGTGGCGCGAATTGCCCCTGTTGTGGTTGTTGTGCTTGTGGTGGTGGTGCTGGTTGTGACCATCCGTTGCCCCCAGACCGGTACGCCGGCTTAAACCACAGGCTCAGGCCCACATCCGACGCTCTAATGCCCAGGGACGAACGGAGTTCACCCTGTTTGGTCTGGTATTCGCGGTACTCCAAGGCACCAGTCACTGTCACCCTGTCGCCCTTGCGCACCGATTCAGCCACCGGTTCGGCCGGTTTACCGAACACCGTCACCCGATAGAACGTGGCGTCCCCGTCCACCCACTGCTGGGTGTTCTTATCGAAGGTCCGGGTGTTATGTGCGACCGTGAAGTTCGCGACCGGGTCGCCGGATTTGGTGAACCGCAGTTCAGCGTCACCTGTCGTGTGGCCAGTGATCGTTACTTGTGTTTCTCCTGCCATCTGCTACCCCTCCTGTTCGACGATTTCGCCGGTGTCTTCTGGCGCCTGTGCTGGCAGGTTCCGCCACACATCACGGGCGACCCGCATCGCCGGATCATCCGACGGGACGCCATCCTGTTTCATCAGCGACACCAAGTGGGCCACCTCCGGCTGTGATGTGGCAGTAGATAACGCATCCTCCCAATCAATGCCCTGGCCGGGCGCCTCAGACTGATCTGGCGGTGCTAACTGTCCACCACCACGGGCCGGTTGTGCCACACGCCGGTGACTGTGATGTGATGCAGGGTTATCGGCCTGTTCCATTTCCTCTGACGTGTACAGCCCAGACAACGAGTCCGGGAACGCTTTACGGATAGCCAGCGCTTCAGCGCATTTTGCGATCATCCGGGCCGGCATCTTCTGCCACAGTGGCCCCTCCGCCTGGTATTCCGAGAACACGGCGACCGTCGTGAATTTCGCCCCGTTTCGTTCCACAGTGACTTTGGCTGCAGCCGGTGGCCCGGACTGTAACCACACGTCCACCCATTGGCCGTCCTGTCCGCACCACAGGGTTTCGGTGATACCCCAGGTGCCTCCGGTGGCGCGTGATACCCGGTCTGCGATCTTGTAAAAACCGTCGATGCCGGTTTGGATGGTGGGCCGGCCCTTGCGGGTAATCATGTAGATTTCACGCTTGAATGGGTCGAGCCCGGTCGCTTTGGCTTGGTGGAAGAAAACCTGGATGTCTGCCGGGTTGTTGGCCTGCACCCCCAGTTGTTTGAGTGCGGCGACTTGCATGTCGTTAAAGCCGTGCTGGTCTTGTCGAATGGATAGGTCAGTGGTGGTGGTTTCCTGTAGCTCAGTCATTGGTGGCTCCGTGGCGGTGTTCGTAGAGTTTTTGGTTTAGTTTGAGGACGTTTGAGAATAATTCTTCGATGAATTCGTCCACGTGGTCGTTTGTCCATGCCCACCTGGATGCGAGTTCTGGCGGGGTGTTGCTGGTGGACGAGTTGAGCACTTCGTCTGGGATCTTTTCCGTGTTTGGGTAGGCTCCTAGCTTTAAGGCAAAGACCGCGTGCTCTTTTGGGCCCAGTGTTGTGTTGATTCCGATTAAGTAATCTCCAATAATGTGGTCGTATCTGTCCACGAGTTTTTCTATGTGGTAGCGTGCGTACCACGACAGGTTGTACATGTGAATGAATTGTTCGAATTCTTCTTTGGCGTTGTCAGTCATTTTGTTGTTCCTCGTAGGCTAGGTCTCGCCAGTAGTCGGGGTCGGGTTCTGGTTTTTCGTGGCAGGGTGGTTCGTCGTCTGAAAACCAAATGTCTGGTGGCCCGGATAGTCGCATGATGTGTTTCTCCTTTTTATGGTTTGGTGAGTTTTTGTTCCATGGCATCCTCCATGAGTTCGCACTGTTTCTTGAGTGATTCGACTGCGGTGTCAATGTCATCTCGTGTCCAACACAAGTCCCACGCTGGTGTGTATTTGAGGTACCATGGTTTTTCTTGAAATTCCGGGAACTGGATTCTTTGATAATCCAGATCACGGAGCCTTTCTTCAGCTTTTAGAGACCATGTGGCGATGATTCGTAGGTTCCATGGATTGTAGAGGTCTCTGAGAATGCGTGCCTCATATGATCCGATAATGTGTGGGTATTCATCGAGTACGCTGTCGAGTTTTTCGAGTGCGTAGTTTGCTAGCTCGGTGTAGTAGTCGCGGGCTTGTGCATTGTCCATGTCATTCATGGTGCGTTTTTCCTATCAACTGTGTTGGATGATGGTGAATCGTCGTGACGGTTTACCGGGTTTTGTGTACCGGTCCACCAGGTCCTGGTATTCGTCGTCGGTGCTATCGACGCCGGCATATTCGGCAAGGTCAGATAGTGCACGGTCTTTATCGAAACTGGCCCTCGGTTTCACTGACTGCCAGCGCGCAACCGGATCCCCATTCACGGTCAGGTACTCGTGGTCACCAATTTGGGCCTTGAGTTTGGATTCGTACTCTCGGATCGCGGATTCTGCGGTGGCTTTTTCCTGTTTCGCTTCAGCCAGCCAGGTGAGGAGCATTTCTGTTTCAAAACTGTCTGCTGCTTCCACGTGTGATCCCGCGTCTGCTTCTGGCCAGCGTTGGAGTGCTTCTGTCCCGGTGATGGTGTCGGGGTCTACTGGTGGTGGTGTCCTGGCTTCGACGTGCTCCCAGAACTCGCGTCCGGCTTGCACGAGCTGTTCGGCGTAGTCGTGGTCGTAGGTCACGCCGAGGATGACCGGCTCGCGGTCTACGAGGGCGATAATGTGGCCGGTGTGGCGCCCGGTGACCATCATGTACCAGGTCAGCTGTTGCCGGTGCGCCTCTGGTACTTTCCCGGCAAGATATGTTTTGCCGTTGTCCGTGTACCGGGTGGTTGTTTTGATTTCGAGGACACCACTGTCGGAGGTGTACCGGTCTGGGTTGGCTAGCATCCAGGGGTGGTGTTTGTTCCGCCACATGCCGGTGTTGCGGGTTTGGATTCCGGTTTCGCTGGTGAAACGTTCGGCGAGGATGGGCTCGACTTTGTGCCCAAACCAGAACAAGTTATTCACGGTGGGTTCTGGTGTTTGGGTGGCGGTCTTTTCAAGCCACAGTTCGTATGGTGTCTGGTAGCTGTGTGCCCTGGTGATGGTGGGGATTTCTGATCCTCCGATACCGTGGGTGCGCGCTTCGAGCCACAGTTCTTCTGGTGCTGTTGCTGGGAGGACTTGGCGTGCTTCCGGGGTACCCCAGCGTGTTGTCGTGGTGGTGGTCATGTGTGTTTCCTTTCTGTGCTTGTAGGTCGTAGTCGTTGGTGTCCCAAAGCAGGACGAGGGGTAGGGACGCGAGGACACCAGTGAGGAGGATGTAAGAGAGCACCGCCTCGGGCACCCACCCGTACGAGGTTTGGGACACCATGGCGTGCATGATTGCCAGGGCCAGTAGTGGGCTGGCGATCAGGACGCCCATTGTTTTCAAGACTTTTTTCGTCACTGGTTTCATGGTGTGGTCTCGTTTCGTTTTGCCCATGCTTCGACGGCGCGGAGGGTGAATAGCCACCGTCCGCGGGGTCCTGGCTGGATTCCTTTGATTTCTCGGCGTCGCCCCATTTGGCGGACCGTGTATTCACTCCGGTGAATGAGCTCTGCAACCTGCCTGGTCGTCAGGTACTGTGTTGGCATTGGTGCTCCTGTGGTGTTTTCCTGGTACACTGGTTGGTGTGCACCATGTTTGGTTATGGTGTGTTTTCCTTTTTATGGTTGAACCGTCCCGCGCCTGTGGGGCGGTTCTCCTTTTGTCAGTGTTTGGTGTTAATCGCCCAGACACCGATGACACCTCCGGCCCTGGTCTTGTCCCTGCTCGGCCGATACCCGGTGCGCTGTAACCCTTCGGCCCGTGCGATGGTGAAACATGCCCCCACCCAGTTGGGGTGGTCAGGTTTGGTGTAGTTCGCTCGGAGGTCTTCTGCGGTGACCTGGCCGGTGCGTCGTGCTTCCTGGAGGAGGTATTCGACGGCCCCGTCTATCCAGGTGGCGCGGTTTTGTTCGAGGACGGCTGGTTTCATCGTTTTCCTCACCTGCTATGCGGCGGTAGTGGTAATGGTGCATACCTTGGGTATAAAAATAATTCTGGGTGGCGCCCCAAGGGCTCGCTCTATTTTCACGGCGGTGCCTAGTTGTACGGTGCTTGGTGATTTCACGTTGAGTAGTTGCTGGACCCGGGTGTGGGATATACCGGCCCTGCGTGCTAGTTCTCGCTGACTCATGCCCATGGCATCTAGGTATTGTCTGAGGTTTTCGGCGTTTACCGCCATGATCGTGCGTTCTCTCATGTGTTCACCTCCTTACTGTGTGCGTGTAGTGATAACAGTACACGACTTGCCAGTGGGTGGCAAGTCCCGAACATGCCAGGCGTGTCAGATACCCTATAAATACTGGGATATACGCAAATTACAGGCCTGTAATTGCTTGCCACAAGTGGCAAGTGTGCTAGTTGTGTGGTCTGTGAAAAACCGTCAAGGTGGGTGCCGTGACCGATTTAGCGAAAATCATCGTGCAAGTGATGGACGACAAAGACATCGGCGTGAACGAGCTGTCCAGGCTTGCAAACGCCCGGGGTTTCAAATTATCGCCCTCGACGGTGAGCGCATACAGGCGCGGTCGAATCCCTAAACATGTTCCCGCGAGCACTCTCGACGCTTTCGCCGTACTCCTCGGGATACCTAAGGCTGACCTGTACGAGGCCGCCTATGGTGAACGGAATGTTGCTGGTGTTAGAGAGCGGGCTAGCTTCGAGGAATCGCTTATCGGGCTCACGGATACACAACAGAAACTAGTCCGCCAGCTTGTCATCGAGTTGGCGGGCTCAAACCACAAGGGGACACACCATGACACCACACAACCAGCTGATGATACCGGCGAGCAATGGACACTTGCAGCGCACCCTGAGAGGGACACGGACATACCTTTGGACGCTGATTTGCAAGATCCGTGACCGCTATCCTGTCCCCGCATCATCTGATGCTGGAGGGCATGGATTTAATGATGATTGCCGACAGTATTGGGGTAACTGTACGTCGCGCCCACACGGTCACTGGCGCGTTGGGAGAATACGATCACACAGAACGGACCATACGGTTACATCCTGGTCTGTCTGGGGTTCGTTGCACGGCGGTGTTGGCTCACGAGATTGGTCATGCGGTGTATGGGCACACATCGTCGACACCCGTATCGGAGCGGGAAGCCGACTATTTCGCACATTGGCTCCTGGTGTGCCCGCGCCGGTTTCTGACTGCTTGCCGTGTGTATCGTACGGTGCAGGGTGTGGCGTACGACCTGGAGGTCACCCCGTCGATGGTGGCCTCTTATGCGTCCAGGTGGTGGCCTGATGGGGGAGAGGGTGTCGCCGTTGGCTAAAGCTGTCCGTGATGGTCGTGCCCGGCTCGGGTGGGCGCAATCTGATCTTTCGCACGCGTCGGGGGTGTCTGAGGCGACGGTCGCAAAAATTGAGCAGGGGGTTCGGTCTAAGCCTCACGCTTCCACCCTATCCGCGCTGGAGTCTGCCTTACAGTTCGCTCCGGGGGTGTTGGCCGATGTGGTGCGCCGTGACGAATGCGTGCCGGTCAGCGCGCTTTTGGCCTCCGATTCTCCGCTGTCCATGGCGTCTACGCACGATCTGATCTTGGAGTTGTCCCACCGTGTGCACGTGTTGGAAGCGGAAAACAGGTTATTACGTGGCGGTGATAACTAGTGTCGCGGGTCGTGGATTTGTGGCACCGGAAAGACCGGACGAAGACGGCCAGGTATGGGAAGGGGAAACGGTGGCAGGCTGTTTATACTGACGGGGCCGGGCGTGAACGGAAAACGTCGCATGACACGAAGGATTCTGCGCAAGCCTGGTTGGTAGCGCAATCGCACCGGCCGGTTAGGACCAGGGTCACCTTTGATGATTATGCTCAAGCCCATAGGGATGCGCAAGTGCACCAGGCTCCTACCACCAGGGAGACGCTCGGGAATGTGATTAAACGGTCGTCTCCGCATATTGGTGGTCTCGTCATGGATGACATTACCCGTGCTGACATTCAAGCGATGGTGCTCGACTGGGCGGAAACTTTAGCGCCGTCCACCATGCAAACGTACCTGCGACATTTATCCAGTATTTTCAATACGGCTTTAGATGATGAGGTGATCCGTAGGTCCCCAACATCAAGGGTGCGGTTACCTAGGGCGCGTGAGCGTGGTGATGCGGAGTTTTTGACTACTGAGACGGTCGAGCGGGTGCGGGACTTTTTTGGTGACACTATTTGGGCTGACGCGGTGACAGTTGCTGCAGGCACTGGTTTACGCCCGTCTGAGTGGGCTGGTGTCACCGTAGATAGGGTGGACGTGAAGGCGAGAACGATCAGGGTTGATCGACAACTGGAGGCGTCTAGGGGTGCCAGAGTGCACCGTCCGTTGAAGACTGTGGCGTCTCGTCGCACGGTTGATTATGGTGGGCGTGTTGTTGATGTGATGGAGCGTTTGGTGGGGTGTGCGAATCATCAGGGTCTGATTTTTCATGATGATGGTCGCATGTTGATTGAGTCGGCCCGGTTGTCGGCGTGGCATCGTATGCGGTCGGTGGTGCCTGAGGCTGGGCCTGGGTGGCACCAGTTGAGGCATTTTCATGCGTCGTTTTTGTTGTCGCGTGGCGCGTCGGTGGTGGCGGTTGCTCGGAGGCTTGGGCATAAGGATGCGACGGAGACGTTGCGTACGTATGCGCATGTGATGCCGTCTGATGGTGTGGCGTTAGCGTCGATTATGGCTGATGGCGGTTTTTAA